AAGCTCTGTATCGAACGTGTAAGAATGGTCGTCTAATGTTTTTACCCATCATTTGGTCGTAAACAGAAGTTGTTCCAGCAGGAACTAATACTCCTTCAACATCATCAAAACCACCACGAGTAGTTGCACTATTTAGATATTTCCAGTCAGTTTTGTAGAAGTCATAAGAACCTCTTCTGAAACCAGAGAAACCTAAATTTAAAGCCATATCCTCACTGTTCTCAAATACACCGTAAGATGTACCACCTGCCCCGTAAGAATTTTGTTCAGCTAATGCGCTATCGATACCTAAAGAAGCGGTTCTACCTAAGAATAACATATTTTCTTCTATAGATCCTTGCTTATCCAACTCTTTAAGAATTAAATCAAATGTTGGAATTACTTCTACAACGGTATCAAACGCTCCGTCTGCAACGATACCTCTGTTCTCTAAAGCTGAAAATAAACCTTCAGTACCTTGAATCTTATCAGTAATTAAAGTACTGTTAACTGCAACTTCTGCTTCAACTAAAGACATTTCTAAGTAGTCTTCGAAACGAGTCCTTGTGTCGCCCTCAGCCTTCATATACCATAAATATCCACTTTGACCTGCCTCACCAGAAACCTCAATCCATCCAATTTGAGCAGTATCTGATCCAGAAACCTCAAATTTATCCTTTAAGATAATTGGTTTGTTTGAGAAAGTTTCAACTTCTGGAGTAATAGATGTCGCCATACCATTAGTACCCTTAGCAAACTCAGAACCATAAACGAATAATTTAACTGCACCTGCTGTCAATCCAGCATTAACTAAACCAGTTGCACTAGCGTAAGACTTAACTGTAATAGTTGTACTTGTAACTTCTGTAACGTAAGCTTTAGCTGTCTTAGAAGCCGCATCATGAATAGCGATAGTTTGCCCTACTCTAACTGAATGAGTGCCTGAGTCTGCAATAGTCAAAACATTAACTCCAGTTCCATCAGCTGCTAAAGCTGCTGAGTAAGATAAATGCAAACGACCTTGCTCAGACCAAATAACTTGGTCAGACTGCATTGGCATTTCTGCACCTACTAAACGTAAGAATGAACCTACTGTTCTATTACCATATTTTTCTACTTCCGCTTCGTAAAGCTCTGGTAAAAATTGTTGTGTCCACTGACTAAAATCAGTTGAATGAAAGTCAATATAGTTGCTTGGTAATACTGACTGCTTATGTGCTGGGGTCAAATCCGTTGGTAGACCACCTGCAAAACTTGTTAATGCCATTTTTTAATATTTTTTTTAATAATTTTTTAATTTTAACTTTACCTTTTGAGCATTATCTCCATTAACTACCTTCACTTTGGCTTTGCCTGTATCTACAACACCGTTATTAACTTTCCTAGGATTCATATCGATGTTCTTTGATTCGGCCATCATTTGTTTGATAGCCTCAGCTTTACCTTGTTCGTAAAAGTGAGTTGCTAGAGAATCAGCGTTTCTGGCTGCAAATAAAGCTTTATGATAACCCTTAGCATCTTTTAGTGTACCATCTTCTCCTAAATAAGTGGAGAATGCCGATACAATATCAGATTGAGCTTCTTTTACTTTAGCTGCATCCTTTACATTGAACCTAAACTTTTTATCCCCAGCTTGAAAATCAAAACCTTTGAATTCACTAGAAAATAATTTTTCAGATTCAGACATAAAGCGATCTCGCTTCATTTTGGCCTGCTCCTCGGAAGTCTTTGACTCTTGGTTGTATCGATTGTAAAACTCAATAGCTTTCTGTTGCTCAGGCAATAACTTTGAACCCAACTTGACTTCATCGTAATACTTGCCCTTCAATCCTTCTAAATAACCTTTAGCCTCTTTTACAGCCTCTTTGTAAGCCAACTTCTTCCTTTTGACCTCTTTTTCATCATCAAAATCTTCATCGTATAGATAAGTATCTTCAATTAAGAAGTCTATTTCTTCTCCATCTAAATGAGATTTTGTTTGTTGTAAATATTGTTTTAGTAGTGTCTTCTCGTCTACATTAGAGTAATCTGCATTAAGCCTAACGTAGTCCTCTAAAGACCCACCAGTTTCATTCATAAATTCAACCACCTTCTGAATATTCTCAGGTAATTCGATTTTGTTTTCAACAGCAGACTCTATTACTGTTTCTACTGTTTCTTTTTGTGCAGTCTGAGCCTCTTCCTCTCCAGTTATTTCAACTACTACTTCATCATTCCCTTCTTGCTGCTGCAAGCTTTGAACGACTTCATTTCCGGTTTCATTGGTTTCTTCGCTCCCGGTTTTGTTGATTTCTTCATTGCTGTTTTTTCCGTGTTCATTATTCCCCTGCTGTTGTACATCTTCTGTTGGGTTTAAGTTTATTTTGTATGTACCATCAGTTTTCTTAGTTACTGAAGGCGATTTTTCTTGTGTAGATTCTTGATTTACTACTTCTTCTACAATTGTTTCTTTGCTTGCTTCTTCTGACATAATATAATACTATAAAATAATTTTTACTTTGTTTTTATCTAGGCTCAAATTGCTCAAATCCAAATCCACCTAAATTATCAAATCCTGCTGACTCGAAGTTTTTTGGTGGAGTTCCACCCTTTCTTTGTTCTATTAATTGACTCTGTTGAGTTGCTTGTATTTTTGTTCTTTCGTCCTTACGATCCTCCTTGAATTTTTCTTTATCGGATATAACACCCATCTTCTTTTCTTCAAGACCAATGTTTAACTCATACTCAAATTGCATTAATTCCTTCTTTAACTGAGCTTCACGTTCCATTTTTTGAATTGCAAACTGCATTGAAGCTTGCTCAACTTGAACCTTAGTAGAAGCTATTGCTTGCTCCTTTTGCATATCTGCTTCCGCTGAAGCTTGAGCTGACTGAGCATTTATCTGCCCTTGCATCTGCATATTCTCTTGAGCTATTTGTCTATCTCTTTTATCCTTATCTCTTCTTCTTTTCTTGAGTAGTTGATTAGCTAACTTTAAATTCTTGATTTCTCTAATATCAATTGCGTCCTCAAGGTCTATTTGATTTCTACCTAAAGCTAATTGTATATTACCTTCAAGAGCAGACTTCTCTTCTTCGTCTGGAGCTAATTCAATGAATATTCCAAAATCATGTAAGTGAAGCTTTCTTATCTCGTCAAGAGTCGCTACATTAAATCTACCTAGAGAGTTTATAAATGACTCTCTGGTGTTAGAGTACTCCAATACATCAGATATCCTCAGAGAAACGCCATCAGCCATCTTTAGGGTAACATATAATCCTGCTTGAACAATATGCCTTGTTGCTGTGTTTGAATTTGCGGCAGCTAACTTCTGAACTCCAACTAAAGCATCTTTGTCTGGAGAGCTACCATCTCTTGCCTCATTAAGTCCTGTAACATCTCTAATCATTTGTAAGTAATAATTATAAGACTGAATAAGACTAGCTATCTTAGCATTACCACCAGACGATGTTAATTGTTGAATTGGTACTCTTGCATTATTAAAGTCTCCATCTTGAGTTAAAGATCTACCGATAACACTACCTGTCTGGAAATACATATTTAATGCTTCTTGAGGGCTATATGAAGTACCATCACCTAAATCTATTTGAGATAAACCATCAGCATCTAAATACACTCCATCAGGAACAAGCTTATTTAAAACTTGCTGTAACTTCATGTGTGTTAATTGAATCATATCTGCAAAAGATACCATTCTACCAACTAAAGATTCAGGAACTCCTCTATATAGTCTAGGAGCTACAATACTGTAACTCATATTTACCTTTGTAATATCAGACTTTGGCCTAGTCATATTCTTATTCATATCCCAAGCCAATAACATATCAAGTCCAACTATCTTTGCTCCAGAGTAAAGAACCTCTATAGATCTATCTACTTTTTCAAATTTAGATCTATCATCTGCTGGTGGATCAAAGTCATCTGTTTTCTTTATTGATTTAATTCCTCCAGAGGTAGTTTCTTTTATCTTATATACTTGGTTTTGATATGTCTTATATTCAAAGTACAGAACATTGACATAATTACTGTCGTAAGAATCTTCTGTGTTAACAGTTTTGTAAATAGACCTTTCTCCAGAATAAGATGACTCTAGCTTCTTTACATCCTCTTGAGTTAATTGAGGGAATGATTTCTTTAATTCTGGAATACTAACTCTTTTAACTTCCCCAACGTAATATAAATCATCAAAGTACGGAGATTCTGTGTAAGAGTAAACTATATTAACCGGGTCAACATACTCTATCTTTATTCCTTCCGCTGTATTAAATGAGTTCTTTAAGCACCCAATACCCAATGTAGTTATATCGTAATCAAGTCTCCTCTTTATGTATTCGTATTTATTTAAATCAAATACATTACTTAACGCTTCTTGCTGTGCTATCTCTATGCTTTCCTTGTAGTCAAGCTGCATATGCAAAGCTAACTCTTCGTCATTCTCTGGAAGTCCATTTGGGTCATTAACAAATGGATTAACCCCAGTAGCTTCTCTTATTATGTTGAATGCTTCTTTATTTTGCATATCAATCATAATATCCTTTATGTACTGAGTTCTTTTGTTCATTGACGCAGGGTCTTGACAGAATGTTTTCAATGCATAAGGTCTTTCTGATATACCATTTACTACAATATCAACAAATTTGGGTATTATTGGTACAGGCTTCCAATCAAGATTTAGGTAGGACATATCACCATTAACAGACAGCTCATCCTTATACTTCTGAATAGGTTGCTCACCTCTTGCGTAAAGTCTAAGATTATGAAAGCTATCTTTTAAAGCAAAGTATCTAGAACTGGCTCTATCATCTTTAAACCACTCAGACTCTATAGCCCTACCTACTTGAAGTCCGTAATCAAACGACTCCTTCTCTTCGTGTCCAACTGCGTGACTTGGAAAAATGCTTTTTGGTGGTGTTGTTACCATTTAT